GATAGGTGGTGATACCTTACTCCCTGTTCTTCTACTACTTGAAACCATATTAAAAGAAAGATCATGTTAGTCTCCTATGTAGGTTGAAGGGGAGCCTAAGCCCCCCTCCTGTATTTTACCAGCGGTCATCAGCCTCAGCTAACTCTTGGTAAGGTACGTGTTCAACAACACCAACCTTCTCCAATCGTACTGCTGCGGTAGAACCCTCGCCATAGATAGAGACCTTGACCTTAACCTTAGTGCCATTACCTAGGTTACCATCAACAATGTTGTCCCACTTCTGACTGGTCACACCGTGAGTAACTGCTGGCGCACCACCAAAGTCTTCGATGCCGGAAGGGTGTACGTTAGGGCGCTTGAGTTTAACACCCATACGATCATCAGCTGCAGCGATAGGCTTGACCATCTGGTTGCCCATAGATACTTCTGGGAAACCCATGTTGATCAGGCGATTCAATTCGTCACTGTCTTTAGGTACAAACATGGTGTTGTATTGACCTTGGGTACGTTCATGATACTCAGCGTTGTCCATGGTATCCTCAAACAAACGAGCATAAAACAACTCACCTTCAAATACACCGAACTTAGTTTTCTTCTTCTCTGCCATTGAGTTAACTCCTTTACTGGCGTTTAGTGTTGTTAGACTTATAGATGATTGCCTGTATTGTCAAGACAAAAAACACAGGGGATAGTGCAATTAAATATGGGAGCATTAGTGTGTATCCTTCCAGTTGTTACCGATGTCAGTTGAGCCAGCGAGAGGGCATATCATACCGAATTTCTCACCGATGTCAACAATAGATTGTCGTTGTAGTAAACCTAATTGTTCTGCTTCATCCATACCACCACGTATTTCTGTTTGCCATTCATCGTGGGGCCATGTGACTAGCTTAAAGTCTAAGCCTTGTTCCTTAGCTTGACGTACCCATTGGAGTGCTGCGTGTTTCATGATGACAGACTCACCATTCTGCAGCATACCAGCCAATGTCTTATGCTCTGAGGGTACCTTAACCTTACGTCCATCTAAACCCTTGAAGTAACCACGACCAGCAACGTAGGGTATGATCTTATTCTTTAGCTCTGCTAGACCCTGGATAGACTGCATGAAGTTATCTACTGCCTGTGTTGCTTCTTTAGGTTTGACCTTAAGTATCTGTGCTACTTTGGCGTTACCTGCTCCCAGCAGGAAGGCGTAGATGAATGTCTTAGCCATGTCTCTCGTGATGTGTGACATACCTAAAGCCTTGCGGTTAAGGTTGTGGATGTCAGTCTCGTCATCCTTATTGCCCGACACAATAGCGTGTACATATTCCTCTGACTTCATGAGGTGTGCAAGCACACGTAACTGGATACCCTCTGCGTCAGTACCCACCAACAAACAACCATCAGGTGTTGTCCATAGGCTACGGAACCTACCATCATAACGATGCTTCACCTCTTCCACAGCTGACTTGGGTGTGCCATGAAACTCCGATGGGATGTTAGCTTGGTTAGGTGCTCGGTGTGCCATACGTCCTGTCCATGCCCCGATGTGTGAGAACCTACCATGGATACGCATGTCATCCCCACAGTGCCCTAGCCACTCAACCAGTGACGATCTGCGCCCCTCAAGGGTCAACCACTCGGCAAGACGTTTGCCCCCTGCAGGTGCTGTCTCAGGCAGTGTGTTAAGGTTTGCCTCGGATAGTGTCCACCCGTACTTGGCAAACTTAGCTCCACGATCTTTGTTTACTTGCTCGTTCATATTCAATGTGTCCTTTTGTTTTTTCGTATGGTGTCCAACCTGCTTCCCAAAGTCTTTCTATACGCATCTTGGGTGAGGCAGGGTTAAACTCTATGTAGTCATAACATACTAGCTCTGGTGGTTTTACTGACCAGTCAACCTTGGTCTGTTCATAATTCTCTTGTGCCTTAGTGACGTTAGAGAAGAGAGAACCATCAGCCTTACGTCTGTACTTGATACGGTTAACCTCTTGTAACTGCGGAGGGAAGTCCTCTTGGAAGGAGTCTGTTAGCTCTAACATCCTTAGCTCTATCTCGTCAAGGAGTAAGTCAGCTTGTGATCTATCGAAGTAGAAGCCATCACTTGTCATGTCCTCACATAGCATTTGTATCTCATGCTCACACCTGATTGCCTCGTCCCACGTAGGGTCGTTGATAACAGGCTTAAGTTTGTTGAACAAAAGTGTAGTCACGGTGACATCTTGGTGACAATAGAAAATCATCTCTTCTGTTAAGGCTGAGAAGTCTTTGAAGTCTAGCTTGAGATCCCCAAGCCTACGTCCCCATGCCTTGAGGCTATGCCCTTTGCCATCCAAGGTGTAGTCTACTAGGCGTGACACAATCAGGGTATCAAGTACCTTGTGTGGATCTATGACCTGACCAAGCATACGATTGATTACTGGTACATCAAAGCCTATGCCGTTGTGGAACACAAAACAAGCTACATCTGCGCAGTACTCTATGAACCTTTGCTTCTCTTCTTCTATGTGTGACACGTTAAGGAACTGTTCTGTTTCCCCTGTGTCTACATCCTTGGCACCTATAACCCAGATGCGTGTGGCATCAATGGCGTCTGTCTCTATGTCCATTGCTACTGTCTTCATTGTTCATCCTCCTCTTTCTCAAAGAACTCCTGCCACATCATGTATAGCACAGTGGTAGGCCATATCAAACTCTTTAGCATAGCCCTTCTTTTATCTAGCTCTTCCCACCTATCTAGCAGATGGAAGATAGTCTTAACGTGAAGGTAGTGTAGGTATATACCAAAGAAGTATGAGGCAGCTGCTATCGCTGTCATAGTTTCAAGTGGACTAAACGAAAGCATACTTCTCCTCCAAGGTAAAGGTGTTAGTGTTGAACTTAAGTTGTCCTGCGTACCCTGTTGGGCCTACTGGTCTGTTCTTTGTTACTAGCAATTTAGTTGTGTTCCTTTCGTCTTCATCCTCAGCCATCTTGTTACGTTGGAGATCAACAACAACAGATGCTCTTTGTTCTATCATACGGCAGTACTTTACCTGCCCATCATCGTTAGTGTGACCGATGGTCACGATACCTACGTTCAACTCAGCGGCTAACTTAGATAGCCTGACAGATAGATCCGCAAGGAATTGTTCCTTACTCTCTTCACCGCCCATGTTAGCTGCGATGTCTTGGATAGGCTCAAAGAATATATAGTTAACATCACAAGCCTGGGATAGATAACGTATGTGCCCAAGCAGATCAAGGGGATCGTCCTCGTCATTCAAGAAGAACTGGAATAGTCTCTCGTCCTTGGTCATGTTGCTGATCGACTCTTGTACCTTGGCACTGACACCCTTGTCCTCGATCAAGTCCATGCGGGTCACGTTATCCTTGATGTCGTATGACACCAGACCCAACAAGGATCGTAGCTTGGTCTCTTCCATGTGCCATGTGGCGATCTTGATGTCAGGGTTCTTATCTAAGATACGATACTCCAAGTAGCGCATGAACTCTGTCTTACCTATGCCTGTCTGAGCCTTAAACAATGTGAAGTGTCCTTGCATCAAGCCCAAGCACATATCATCGAAATCCTGGATGCCTGTCTCCACAAAGGTGTGGTTCTCTGCCTTGTTGTACAGGCTGAGGAACTGGTCAGTGGTATTCAGTACATTCTCTGGAGTATACTTACGGGCGTTCATCCATGCGTTATAGTATTCATTCTTAGCACCTGCCTCAAGGAACTCATTGGCATCCTTGTACTTGTCATGCTGCACACGATACACCTTGTTCGGGAACAGGTTAGCTATGCGTTGAGCCACGGCATTGCCTTGGTCATCATGCTCGATAGACAGAATGATCTTGTCAAAGGATGACAGCCAGTCGTTTACGTTAGTCCATAGCTTCTTCGATGGTGTCGCCGATGGCAGTGACACAAAGGCAGAGGAGAACTTAGGGTTATGGCACATCTGATAGGCAGACATGGCGTCTAGCTCACCCTCACATATGGTCACGATCTTACCTGATCCTGCATTCCAGTGGTTCATGCCGTATAGCTCGTCTGACTTGAGGTTAGCTGCACGGAACTCCTTTGGGAAGTAACGTGTCTTAACACCACCAGAAGGGTAGATGTACTCTTGCTTAACCTCTTTGCCATCCTTGTCTAGGTATGTCTTGCAATCATACTTACGCATGGTCTGGTCAGATATACTACGGATCGTGCGGTATACACCTGTGAGTACCTCGGTAGGCACTGCCTTGATTGCTGGCTCCATGTCCCAATCATCCTTCTCTTGTTGTTGCTGTCCCTGAGTAGGATACTCGTCCTCTGCCCAGTCTAGCTTCGCTGCCTTGTCCCTTGGGTACTTACGTTCGCAGCTGTGACACCTACCTGACATGCTGTCCAGGTTATAGCTAAAGGCATCTGTGCTACCGCAATCCTCGTAGGGGCAAGGCTTATGTGATTTCCAATTCATAGTATGTGATCCCAATAGTCTTGTGTGAAGATGTCTATGATGACAAGTATCTCCTTAGGTGTCAAGGTACTCAATGGTACTGTCTCTCCTTCGCCATCGTATAGCTCTACAATAGAGAACTCTGGCTCGTGCTGCACCTCGAAGGTATAGCCTGTGTCACCCCAGCTATCCCAGAACCCCACACCATCATCCCATAGCTCTCCATAGACAGTATACTCTCCGTCATGACGCCTGATATTTGTTTCATAACTCATGTCGATTTCCTCTTGACACATCTGAAAATGTTGATATCCTAGGGCTTGTCCCTGACAAGGGTTCTATAGGTATATTCCTTAGGCATCACCACCAACAGGCAGTCTTCTATTTCCTCTTCGTACCTAAGCACACGTTCTGTATCCGTTAGCCAGTCAGCATCATCAATCACATCTATCTGCCTCAGCTGATACGTTCTTATTGGTGTTATGTCCTTACGCTTGTCCATCTACCTACCCTTCCGCTTCGCACCAAAGTGTTCTTCCTCAAATGTAAGTATGCAATGACAGTTAGCACACAACACTTCACACTTAGCTATCTCTGCCTTTACTTGCTTTTTACCTTTAGTATGTCTGCCAAGATACATCTTGTGTATTTTTTGTCCTATCAGAAAACACTTATCCTCTGGGTTGATATGGTTGAACTGTAAGGCT